ATATCCCTACGACCTGCGGTTTTGTATGGCCCTAAAACGTCAAAAGCCCCGCACCGAGGAGGGAAACGGTGCGAGGCTCGACGGTGCGCGGGCAGCAGACGCGCACACTATGGCAACACCAGCTGCGCCTGGATGTCACTCGACTTCAGGTTCAATCGGCAACAGAACGCCAACGCTCAAACGATGCACACGACGAACCATTCCCAACGGAATCGCAACAACATGATCGACCATGCCATCGCCTTCAATTACGGACTGCGCCAACACTAGGTGACCAGGTTTCGCATGCGGAAGTAACACACCAACCGAACGCACCACACACGGCCCATCATCGATTTCCTCAATGCCTGCCCATGTTTCTGTCACTGCGTGCGCATCATGCCACACAATTTCCAGCATCGTTTCAAGTTCGTCACTCACCGCCGTACACCTTCCCCCGCCAAAACGCTTGACCATCAAAAATCGGCACATGTTCATACGTAAACCGTGCAGTCGTTTTGTCATACGGGATCACCGCCAAACCTTGCTGCCAATCCTCGTGACGAGTCAACGGTCGCCCATCCAAATCGGTGCCACCACGAGTTGACGGCACCACACCGTCAATGCGAGCCAAACAACCTGGCGACGCGGCCATCACCGTTGACGGACCATCAAAATCCTCACGTGTCCGGTACGCAGTCTCTATACGGTGGATGTGCCCATAGATAACACTCACTTTTTCTGTGGCGAGATACTTGTGGGCGGTACTGCCACCGCTGGCAACACGGTCGCCGTGAATGACTCGCAGTTTTGGTGTGATCCACACGCACCCCGTCGGGTATCCACTCAGATACTCGATGCCGTAGTCGTCAAGGCGACACAGATACGGAACCGATAACACGGGCCACAAGTCAGGGATGTTGCCTCGACGCAACCCGAAAGCTGCACTTGCGTTGTCGATGAGATAGCGGGGGAGACGTTCCTCGTGGTTTCCAGCGATCCACACAATCCGTGCGTCGGGTGCAGCACGTCGCACTTCAGCGCACAGAATGGCCGCACGATCAATGGTCGCCTGTGTGGTGTTCTGGTATGGGGCGGTCAGTCGATATTTGCCCATTTCTGGCAGGTCAAGGTTGTCGCCAACCAGCACCACCAGATCAGGTTTCGCCGCTGAGGTCACCGCTAATGCAGCCGCCAACGCTGACTCGTCATGTGTGGGCACTAGAACGCCGTCTGCGCCCTTGTAATACCCGATCTGCATGTCGGGAAGTACGACACAAACGGAACCGTCAGCGGGCGCCTGTGAGGTTTTACGAGGGGGCAGTTTCACTGGTGGTCCAGGTTGAATTGTCGGCCATTCGGGACCGTCGGCCCACCGTGGCGACAACTGCACCGCCGTCAGGTCATGCACCGTCGGTTCACCCGTTTCAGGGTCCTTTGTGACCTGCTGATACAACGAAACTCGACGGACCGCACCAACCTCGTCAACGTCAATGCCGTTGCGTTCAAGCAGTTCAGCGATACGACCTAACGTTGCACGCTTCGCACCCGACGGTTCAGCAGCTCGTGCGATATCGTCACTCAGAGCGCCCACAGCGACACTCCCCTCGACGGTGACGTTGTAACGCACCCTGCGACACATTCACCCCACGCTGATCCAACGCACGCCAAATGGCCGCCGTGGGCACCAACGGTTCAGAGAACGCTGCCAGGAGGTCGGCATAGTCATCTGGTGTAAATGTCTCACCCAACAATTTCACTGTGCAAACAGGACCGCCTGGTCCGTTCACATTGGCGCGTATTTGATCGAGTAGCCGATTTGGTTTGTTCACAGGTTGCCGCCTTTTGTCCGGTTGTTTTAGTCGTCAGAATCTTTCAAATGCCATTCGAGATGGCCTGCGATGCGTTCGCCTACATTGTCCACTTTGTTTTCAATACGAGCCAGCATTTCGGCATTGTCGCCATGCTGCTTGTCATTCTTACGATCCAAACGTGCGATCAAGGCCACGATAGGCCCGCCACCACCGATGATTGCAACAACTACAGGGACCCACGTAGACATCACTCACCTGCGCCGAACGCCTCGTCGATTTCACTGCGAGAAATACGACCGTCGTCTGCATAGGCACGCGCCAACCGTTCAAGCACTTGCGATGCAGCTGCGATACCTGCCAGCACCGCAGCCTTCCAGACGGGGATGCCACCCAATACGGATGCGCCACCCACAATGCTCATCGCCGAGTAGATGAATGTGGCCACAATTCTGAGTGCGATCGTTTTCATTCTTTTGAATCCTTAGTCAGAACCGTTGCGATGGTCTGCGCCAATAGTGACACACCAGCGATCCACAGTGCTTGTGTCTGTGTCACCCCTGAAAGGGTGATGATGACAAGCGCCAACGATCCTGCCATCACGAGCAAGGCGAGGAAATCTGAGAGTTTCATGGGCGACGACGTGCTTTCGGTTGAAGGGCTGGTACAAATTGCAACACAGAAACCGCTGCAACCAGGGTGCGCCGTTGAGCCACGGTGACTGTCGAACCTGCTGGCACATAATCGTCGTACCCGCCGCCGTAAATGTTCACCGCCTCCTCAAATGCCTCTTTTACATTTTCCGGTGCATTGTTCGGTGGTGGTGGTGGCAGTTCGTTTGGCGTTGTTGTGGTTGTTTCGGTTTCTGTTGTTGTTGTTTCTGCTGCCGTCGTTGTTTCAGGACCGATGCTAGTTGTCGGGCTGGTCGTTGTGGGCAATGTTGTTGAGGCCACAGTCGTCGTCGTTTCCACCGTCGTGGTGGTTTCGACCGTCGGTGGTGCTGTCGTGGTCAAGGCGGGCGGTGATGAGGGTGGCAGTGTTGTGCCAGGCGACGGCGCGCTCGTAGGCGATTCTGTGCGGGTCGTCGTCGTAGATGCTTCGGCTGGTAGCGATGTCGTCACCTCAGTGGTTGTCGTGGGTTCTGTCGTTGTTGTCGGTTCAGTGGTCGTCGTGGGTTCGGTGGTTGTAGTGGGTTCGGTGGTGGTTGTGGTGCTGGCAGTGAACTGGTCTGGTGTGAGAGGTGTGTAGGCATCCTGGTTGGGTGATGCCTGCAACAAACCGACGCACGCACCACCGCCGTTTTCGTAGAACCACAACTCGAACGGATACGTGCCCGCTTCGAGCCACACGAAATCCCACATGCACCCCGTATCGCTCCAGTTGTCGATCACATAGTTGCCGTTCAACAACAGAGCTGCACCGTCGTCGTGGGCCACCACGATGAGCGTTTCACGGTCCAATGTGAACACACCAGAGAACCTGACGAGCACGCCGTCATAGTCACATTCTGCGACTAACCCGCCGCCGTACTCGAAATTGATGTCAGAAACTGTGAACGATGCACACACATCGTCACGGTCGCCAACGGTGAACGCACCATCGGTGACACGCCAGGCGGTCACCGTGATTGCGTCGCCTTCAGCGCGTGCACCTGGCGCAAATATCGCCAGCACCATGACGGCAGCGAATGTTGCGCGTGCTATTCGGCGCAGTACCCGTGTCACCGCACGTCAAGTGTGGGAAAAGCTGCAACGGCGTCGAGCACTGCCTGTGGCAGCTTGTCGCCGCATACATACCGAATGTGCCATGCCTCAGCGTTTGCGCCGTCTTTCACTTCCCATGAAAAGCCGAACTTGAGGGCGTTGCTGGTTGAGAATCCGTCGCCGAGTAACCAGTCGAGCCGTTTGCCTGACGCGTTGGCCACATCGATTGCGAGGCCCCACCCATGATTCGAGGTGCCAGGAGTCCCTGCTGGTGCCATGCCTTTTTTGAGATACCAGGTGGCGCCCTGATATGTGCGGGTCACTTGCGGTGTGCGACCTGTCGGTGTTCCGGTATACCGTTCCCGAAACAGTTTGATTTGCTGATCGAACGGGCGATATGCGCCAACGTGTTTGAGTTCAATGCCGTCGAAATAGGCGGCGAGTTGTAACGCATTCCAGGCGGTAGCTGCGAGGCGGTGCAGTTGACCGTTTGGTGCCTTGATGTTTCGCAACACACTTGCGGGAAGTTCACCATTTTTGGCGCCTGCCAAATCGGTTGGCATGATGATTGGCAGCACGGTGTACGTGGTCATGGTTGTTTCTCCTCTTGTGAAGTTGATGAGTTTAATTTGTTGATCAGTGTTCTAGCGATTGCTAGTTGCAGGTTTGCTTGTTTGAGTTGATTGAGCAACTCCTCAATTACTTCATTTGCATCTACCTGTGGTTCGTTCATAATGTATCCAAAATAAAGTCGTCACTCACTCCCAAAATGAGTGGTGGCTCGTGGTGCTCGTGATGCGTATGATCGTCGTGCTCGTGATGCGTGCTCTGGATCGGTTGATGCGACTCAACGTTCATCGGTTGCACGTTGTTGATGAACGACGAGATGATCCACTTGTCACCCGATATCGGTACTCGTGATTCGTGTAGATGGGTCCAAGTCGCAGGGAAGAATACGATGCGGCCCGCTTTCGGTGTCACTGCTATTTCGTGTAGCGGGAAGTTAGTCTCACCGCCGAAGTCAACATCGTTGAGATAAATGACCATTGCGAGCACTCTGTCACTAATCGTTGAGAACGGTGCAGGGAATGAATCAACGTGCGGCCTATAGAAACCGTAAGACTTGAGATACCTTTGCACTTGAAAGCCTGAGTCACTAATGTCTGTCCAGTTGTCTAGGTGTCGATACTCTTGCTTGTAGATAGCGACAGCAGACGTGATTGCTTGACAGATACGTTGCTCGAATACTGTGTCAACGTCTGACCAGCACTCGCTCAAAGTGTTTCGGCTGTACCCTAAATCCTCGCTGAACTTTGTTCTCTGGTCAACGCCGCCGAGAGTTTTTCCAGCAGACGACATCGACCATATTTGATCGAGCCTTGTCAAAAGATTGCGACATATCTCGTCGTCTAATAGACCGTCAACGACTTGGATCAAGCCGACCTTACCAGCCGGATATGCAACGCTGATCATATTCTTCCCTCTTTATCGATGTTCGCCAAAATTCTTGACGATGCTAAATCTACCTAGTAACCATTCCTTGAACTCATCATTTAGATCAGGGATTGATTCTTGTGTTCGTTGCAGTGCGTCTGTCCGGCCTTCCAGATATCTGTTGACTTTCTCGTTCGGTACATCAGCAATAATCCAATCGTGAATCGACTGCGGTATATCCAAGATGTTGATCATCTCTGTCGCTGTGACAGCGATCTCCTCGTTGTTGTCAAGGTGTTCGTGTGCGTACTTCCACTCTAAGAGAGATCGGAATTGTTCTTGAAGAGTTCTTGTGAACGTGTTGCCTCGTTGCGTCAAGTAGAAATCTTCATCGTCAGCGAATTCGAAGTAGCAGATCAATCCTGCTGGTGCGGCATCTACGACCACGAACAAGGCGGTCAAGACATCCAGGTCGAAGTGAGCACCGCTTACTGTTGACGGAACGTCTGAGAGGCCACAGTTGCACGAGCCGTTCTGCCAACGATGAAAGCCTCTTAGTGCTAACGGTTGGTCAAAGTCGCATCGTCTAGTGACATCAGTGTCGGCCATGAAGTTACGGGGGTCGTCAAGTTTTGCAAAGGCGAACAGACCTTTGTTGTCTGTGTTACCAATAATCTTGAGATAGCCGTCAGGAATCCCGTATGCGTTGCCGATGCTCATGGTCATACCACCTTGATTATAAAGATCACTTGCGTCACGGCGGTTGTGTGCGTGTGCGCCAGTGTTGAAGTGTTGATCGTGCTTGCGTTGCCAGCAGTGAGTGAAGTATTCACACCGATAGCAGTGTTGACACCGCCTGAAGTGAATGAACTGTTGACGCTGAGAGTTCGGTCTGCAGCGTTGACAGTGCCGTTGATGTTGTGAGTGTGCGCGTTCGCCGCATTGCCGTTTCCGAAGGTGACGTTGTTGCCACCTGAGTTTGGCTTGAAGTAAGTGTGTTGGTGATCACCAGCGGCTGTTCCAAGACTGTGGCCGTGATTATGGTCTGCGGTGTTGCCAGCAATGAAACTGTTTGCGTGAACATGAGATGCGGCGTTGCCAGCAGTCAGCGAACTGTTCACTGTATGAGTGTGGGCGTCGACAGCAGACGATGCACTCGTCGTGATGGTTGTTGGCACAGTCGGTGCAACTGTAGTGACTCCTTGAGGTACACGACTCAAGAAGTCTGGCAGAGTGAAGTTCGCACCACTTCCACCGTAGCGATACCCAATAATGCCGAAGAGAGATGCGTATGTTCCTGTAGTCGGCAACGATGCACCGTTACATACTGCGTACCCCGCAGGAATGTTCGCAGTAGTACCAGCCCACATCATTATCGCACCTATAGGCGCACCACTAGCGGCCGTTATTTGTGCTTGAAGATCAGCGAAAGCGTTGTTGAGTGATCTTGAATTGACAGGCGTGCTGATACCGAATGCTGTGTTGACTGTCATGCTGGTCCGATGTCCTCGACTAACAGAAACGCATAACGAGTTGCTGATCGTGATGCTGTGATCGTGCCTGAATCAGAGGACAATGTTGCGACGAAATTAGTAGAGCCAGCGGTCAATGTAGTGACAGCACTCATATGTACGAAGCCACCACCTGTTGACGGAATGGCAAATCCTTGCAGTTGCTGAACAGCACCAGCGAGGTTTGTCAATCTGATTCGAGCGTTGCCGGCAGTGTTAGTGCCGCTCATACCAGGCTCGAAATAGGTGATCTTGTAATAACGATTTGCAACAGCAGTGAATGATGAACCTGTGATCTGTATTTCTTCGCTGGTGATTGTTGAATCTGTGGCTGTTGCTGTATTGAACGCCATGACTCCACGAGGAAATTTGTTTTGTTGGGCACTGGTCAGAACAGCACCAGCAGAGAAATCGACATTGGGTGAAATTGACATGAAAAATCCTTTGTTACGTGTAAGTCAGTTGAATGAAACCTGAGAAGTCTCTGTTGCCTAATAAGAACGCAGGCTGATTCGTGTGCGCCGAACCGCCAATACCTTGCATTGAACCACTAGCAAAGCCTGCAAGTATCGAAGAGTTCAAAGATACCGTCACTGAAAAACTGTCAGTATTCATCGCACCTGTAGAGACGCCTGTACCGCTGAACGTTGCCGCGCCTGATGCACTGCCGAGGTTGTGACCTTGAAGTGTCCACGAACCTGAGTTGCCTCTGTTTGAATCTGATGATGCTGCACGCTTCACAAAAATCGTTCCGCTGTCTGCTTGCCACGTCAGACACTTGTCATAGATCGTGTTCGAACCGTAGAACCAGCAACCGTACGCACGAGAAGTTGATGAAAGACCAACGATTCCTTCAACAGTTGTGCCAAGCCATGCAGTGTTTGCAAGGTTTCTAGAGTCAGCACCTGACGGGAAGAAGTTATATGTACCGAGAGGCTTTGTATACGTGAACGCAGAATACTGACCGTTTTGATCACCGTTAGTTGTGAGACCAACATTGTCTGTCGCACTAATCCAATAGTAAGTCTGAAAGACGTTGCCGGTAGGTGAGTTACGAATAGCGTTAGGCACGCTAAATGTATGCGAACTTGCACCGCCTGTGCCGATGCTGACGCTTTGATAGTTGTTTGTGTAAGTGTTCGTCGTGACGTTGTATACGCCTTGATTTAACGTTGCTGACGCAACACCTGAATCAGCATCTGTGACAGCAGTCCACGCTACGAGATCGCTTGAACCACCAGCAGTGACCGTCGGCTTAGGTACGACAGGTGGTGTCGTATCGTACTGATACACAGTGACGAATGAAGTGCCGTTGTAAACCTTGATGAAGTTCACTCGTGACGTTGTTGACGGACTCGTGTACGCATACACGTTCGTGCTCGAAGAAACAGTTGTCGGTGACCCGCTCTTGTAAATATAAGAAGGCATCAGCAAGCCTCAGATCTGATACCAAATGTCGCCAGCCGCAGGTGAACCAGGTGCTGTGCTACTGATATGAACCTTAGAAGAAGTTGGTGTGAAGCCCGATACAGTACCCCGCACGTACACTGTCGCACCGTCTGCTTGTGTTGAAGTGATAGTGCCGCTCACAAGTTTTGCACCCGTGATTGTGGCATCAAGAATGTTTGACGATGTGATCGTGTTTGATGCAATGTCTGTGCCAGTGATCGTGGCATCAGTGATCATTGCTGACGTTATCAAACCCCATGCAACGCCACCAGAGGCCGCACTGTTTGCAAAGAAAACTGTGTTATTGGAACCGACAGCAGTTTTCACTAAAGCGTTTGCCGTTGCGCCACCTGTCAGGATGTCGCCCTTAGTTGTAACGAGTGCCTGGTTTGTGCCGTTGCTTAAAGCATTAGCGACAGTGTTTGTATTGTTGATGTCGCCAGCAGAGAAAACATCCCCGTTGATATATGCGACGCTCAGTGTTGTGTAAGCCATGTTTGTTCCTTAGTAAGAGAGCACATTAGTGTCAAGAATTGCCGCAGTAGTTGAGTCAAGCACGAAAGCATCGCCACCGATAGGTTCAGCCAGTTCAAATGTAACAGTCCAGGTGTCAGGCCCAATGTCGTTGCTGATGCCCTGAATGGTCAATGTTCGTGTGATTGAGCCTGAAGCATAGTTTTTGGTAAGTGTCACAGGGTCGAGGAGTTCGGCATTTATCACAGAATACGCTTGCGCGTCTGTCATTGTTAAAGGTTGGCACTGGATGGAATCCAATGTCAGTGACGGGTCTTTTCGAGAATTAAGCAACAGCGTTGCTTGTGATAATGCTTCAGCGTCAGTTGTTATCAAAGAACCGCCTCGCACATAACTTCTGGTGAAGTAGTTGGCGATACTGGTTGCATCAGATACTGAGGTGTCAGTGATACCTTCGCCTTGAACGGTGACCGTGTTGTAGATGGCTTGGTCATCGAAGCCAACTTGCACCTGTCGATAACGCAATCCAGTTGTTTCGTCAAAAACGAGTGGAGTGTTTACTAATCCCGCTGCTAGTTGTTGTATCTCGTGGCGATCCTTGAACGTATATTTGCCATCTGTATCAATGAAGAAGGCACCTAGTTCTGTTGCTTCAATCTGTTGAATTGCTTCTAGGCCGGACCGAACATTTTCAGGGTCATACCAGCAAACAGATTGACCTGTTGAAATTGTGCGCAGAGTGTTGGGGACACCGAGCGCAGTCAAAATGCGACCGATGCGGGTACCTGTGCTCTCATCCAAAGTTGCACCAGCAATAGTTTCAACATTCGCTAAACCGAGGAGACGAAAACCATCCTCAGCGTCAATGGTGACATACGTGATATTCGTGCCAACTTCATAATTATAGGTGAACTTACTCACATAGCCATTGAATAACTGCACAAGGTTGCCATCAACAATCGATGAGATGCGGAACTGACGCAACGGCAAAACATACGGATACAGATTTGAGGAAGTGTTATCAGGGTTGAATTGCCCTGTCGTGTCGATCACAGTCACTGATGCTGTGCCTGTATCAAACGAGTCTGTCACACGAGTTCTGCCACGCTTGATGCTGACATTCGTAACTGTTCCTGTTAGATCAACCATCGCATTTGCGGAAGGTCCGAGCACCATAGTGCCCAACAAACTGGTACCCAAAACGGCATTACCGCTTGCGATAAAAGATGTATCAGGTCGAATAGAAACAGTTATGTTGGGCAGGCTCATAACACCATTGCCCTTCCAGATTTCTGAGATTTCAACAAACCGACACGAATCTGCTCAACCAGTTGACGTTCAGTGGTTACAGAACCAGCAACATTCACAATGATGTTCATTCCATTACCAGTACCGACGCCGTACTGTGCGCCACGTGACAACGGGATCACGGCCTCACTTCCAGATTCGCCTATGAGGGCCAGGGTGGGACGCGTCACGATACCTCCGGAGGCTAATTCGGGTATGCCTGGCAGGTCAGGCGGGTTCACTGTGAATTTCTTTCCGAACGGCAAACCGATTTCAAATTCGAGCAAATCATTTAGTTTGTTGATCACGTTGGCGTTGATGAATCTCACGATCCCGTTCGCAAACGATCTGCCAACATCTACTGCGTTACTTCCCAAACCTTTTAACGCTTCAACAAGTGAACTGATCAACTTGCCACCCAAATCGGTGCCGAGACTCGCCATTGTTGAAACAAGGCTGACAAACAAACCAGGCAGTTTTTTCACCAAATCAACAACGAAACCGCCCAAACCTTTGACCGCTTCAGGCAAAAGTTGTGCAGTCCAACTCAACAACGCACCAACCAGTTTGACCGCCTGCGCACCTAGTTTTGGTATTGCCTCAGTGACAACCCAATCAAGAATGGCCAGCAACAGGTCGCCCAATGCTTTCAACGCTGGCACGATCTGCGGTTTGATCCACGCCACCAACGCATTACCGAGTTCGATGAGTTTTTCCACCAACATTGGTAGACCTTCATCGAGTAACCAGTTTGCCAGGTCAGCGATCAACTCACCGAGGCGCTGCAACGCAGGCGGTGCCGCCTTCTGTATCCATTCCCACAGTGCACTAGCGCCTTTGCCGAGTTGTTCTGCGATGAACGGCAGACCCGTATTCAGGAACCATTGACCGACTTGATAGACAAAATTGAGCAGGGCTTTCAACGCTGGCGGGTAGGCCTCTTTGATCCATTCCCACGCAGCCGACGCATATCCGATGAATGCGTCACGCAGTGCAGGCAGTTTTTCCTTCACCTTTTCAATAACACCAGACAGGCCATCCTTTTCGAAAATGCTCGCCAGGCTTGAAAAGATTGGAATCACTTTATTTGTGACAAAACCCAACGCAGCCGAAAATGCAGGAATCAATGCTTTACCGAGTGAGGCTTTCACATTCTCAAACTCTGCGGCAAGGATTCTCTGCTGGTTAGCCACACCGTCAGACGTGCGCAAAAAATCGCCCTGCGCGTCGCTGGTCTGCTTGAATATCGCTGACTGTGACGCCAGAATCTTTTGCTGTTGCGTCAGCGGACCTTTGCCGCTGTAGATGCCCATCGCCATCGCTTCGGCCTTCAACGCCGCATCGTCAAGCATGACACCGTATTTGCGAATGGGTTCAGACTCGCCACGCAAAGCTGCACCCAATGCCTGCGCAGCCTCCTCTGGTGAAGTGTTGGCGAACGACGCTAGGTCTGATGCCAAGGCTGTCAGGTCTGTGGAGAATGTGCCGAGGTCCTCGCCTGTTAGTCCCGCGGCCTTACCGAACACACCGAATGTTGAGGCGGCGGTCAGTGCAGCGGTTTTTGATTGACCGAGAGTTTTGGCGGCACCTTCCGCAAATTTGGCTACCTGATCATTTGCGTCACCAAAGATGACTGCGGTTTTTGATGCAACTTCCTCTAAATCTGACGCACTATCGATGAGACCTTTGGCGATAACAGCAGCTCCGGCGGTTGCCGCTGCAATACCGAGTGCTGCTTTTTTGCCGAAATCAACAAGTTTGCCGCCGAGGTCGCCAGCCTTACTGCCAACGTCGTCGAGCGCGCCTAGAGCACCTTTGGCGTTTCCTAGAATCTCGATGCTCAGTCTGCGGGTGCCCGCCATTTTGTACTCCTAATCAGGGAAAACGTCGTCGAGGATTTTTTTCATTCCGTCGCCGTAGATTTCCATTATCTCATCACGGTTGGCCCGTACTGTAGGAAACAAAAAATAGCCTGCGCCTTCCTTGTTGCCTCGCCAATCTTTAAACTGATTCCAACCGATACGGACACCAGTGACCTTCACCGCTGTTGCACCATAGTCCTGTCGAGCACGTTTTCTCACCGTGCTACTGCCACCATATTTGTCATATGCCAGGGTTTGCGATTCAACCTTTTTTCGTACCTTCGATGTAGATTCGTTCTGTCGCACAATGGTTGCGCGCCCGCCAGTGTTTTTGATCAATCGTTTCCGGTTCCTATGTGCACCGAATTCGGCGCCACCGAAAAACGGGTATTTTGCACCACCAGCATTAACCCTGGCGGCGACACCAGATTTTGACGCATCCATTGATTGCGCTGCCTTGCTCGCCATAGGCGAAACACTGCTGGCGGTTGTTTTGGCTTTACCGATGACAAACTCTGACACTTTATAGTTCAGGTCTGAAAGTTGTTTCGTACCGTCAGGCCCGCCAGCCTGCTGCGCTTTTTTGATTTCACGGCGTAATTCAGCGAGACCTGTGACATTCACACTGTCTGCGCTGCGGATTACGGCCACGATTCACCTTCTGTTCTGTTTGCGGGACTCATCCGCTTTCGTTTGCAACACATCCACCATCGCCTCAAATATCCCCTCAGGGGCATCTAGCAGCGCCTGTGGTGCGATCCCTGTCTCGACCGCAACCTGTGCCACCAAATAGGTCAGGGAGTCCCGACGGTAGGGTTTACATTGGCATCAAGGTCAACATCAGCAACCGTGTCTAAATAGTCGTCAAATGTTTGTGACGTCTGGTTCTGTCGTTTGTCAGCGATCCATGCCAACCAGAGAATGTGTTCCATTTTCTGATCCTCAGAGAACGCACGCCCCAAACCCATACCGAACTCGCGCTCAAACGCCACAATGTGTGGTGCGCCGATTCGGTAGTTGTGTGAGGTTCCGTCGGTTTTTGTTACTGACAACTGCCATGTCAGCATTTTAGTTCGTTCCCCACGTGACAGCGCCTGTGATCTGCAACGACAACGAGAAGGTCACGAGATCGGCAACAGAACTAGAAACCTCATATGATGACACGAAACATTCGCCAGTCACTTTGGGCGTACCAGCGCCTGTTCCTGCGGGCGAGTAGTCAAATGTTGACGAGGTTGAGAGACCGAGCAGCGCAGTGATCTGCGTGTTCAGTGTGGCATCCCACTTGCCCGAAACGCTGATCGAGTCACCGTTGCGCAGTGTGCCCTGGAATGTTTTGGAGGTTGAACCGAATGTGGTGGTTTCGGCCATGTCAGTTGTGTTGGCAATACCGCTGACAGAATCCACATACGCCGAAATGTCGGTGAGTGATCCTGCGGCGTTGTCAAGTTTGAACGATGATGACCTAGCAGCTACAAATGCCATGATGTTTTTTCCTTAGTTACGAGCCAGGCTGACCTGGCATGTGAATGATGGGGAGGTGCCACCCGCAGTATATGACGCGCGCACGTAACGGTTGACTGTACCCGTAAACGTGATTTGTTCGCTCGTCGCTGCGGTCGCCGAGGTGAACGACGCAAGTGTTGACCACGTGCTGTTGTTCGTTGAATGTTGAATGATCACGGCGAGCGTTGGGGTGGTGCCACTGACATCGGTGATATGCAGATGGGCAATTCCACCATTTGTTGTGCCAGCACCGTTGTCAACGCTTGTGCCGTTGCCTGTGGCGGTGATGGCTGCGAGGTCGGCGAGGCTGACACCTAAACCTGGTGCCGAACCTGAACCGAACGCCATGCTGAATGACACGAGATCGGCGACGGCGCTTGAAACCTCATACGAGATCGTTTTGGTGCCCAACAGCCACACAGGGTTCGTCACTGCGAAACCGCTAGGTGCGACCGATGTGGCCACAGTTGATTCGCCGGTGATAGCGCCGATGATGTTGTCGAATGCGGTGCCTGCACCGTTGGTGCTGTCGAACAGTCCGTCAAGGTTGAGGGAAATATCCTCCAACCCTGGCTGAAATGTTTTTGCGGTATCGGCGAGCGTTGTTGTTTCGAGCATGTCGAAGTTCACTGACGGTGAGACGGTGCGCAGGATCGCAGCTAGAGGGTTCGTTCCGTAGATCACTCTTGTTTGGTTTGAGGAAATGAAAGGCATCTGGTCGTTCCTTTATGCGGTGACGGTGACGGCGAAATCTACGAAAAGGTAGGTCGAACCGTCAGGTGAGTTCACTGTACCAATCTGTTCAGCTGCGGTGACGCGTGCATCAAATGCTGCGCCACCCAATGTGACGTCGCTTTCGACAGCAGTTTTGACCGATGTGGCGCCTGTGCCTGCGAGATAGGTTTCGAGTTTGTTTTGGGCGCTGCGATCGTCTGCTCGTGCGACAACCAGGGTGACAGTGAATTCAATACTGTCGCAACCTCTAGCCATTGTTGAGTCAAATTCGACCCGATCCAACGAGATCAAGGCCGCAGGAAACTGCGGGTTATCAGTGAGAACTGTGTACACACGCAAACCACTGATCGTTGCTAGGTTCGCTGCCAGCCCTGCCCTGAGGCTAGAGATTGATGCGGGCATTACGCCACCACGAAAGTTTTGTACGGTGCAACCATTGCGGCCACATCAGGATCAATGCGACGAACAACAATGGCGCCGAGATCGCCGAAACCTGCAACACCCAACGGCGAGTCAAGGCGCTTGAACTGGCGTGAGGCTAGCAACACGGTCGCCTCACGGATGGCATGTGGCACTGACGGCCATCCCCATTTGGCGGTCACTTGAATGAGGGTGCGACCGTTTTCTGCGACAGGGAAATCAACATCGAGTGCACGTAACAAGGTGATCGGTTCGCCTTGTGCCGCAGCATTTGAGGGTTCTGTCTGGTAGTCAACACCGACCGTGAGGGTAGTGCTGAACGATCCTGACATCTGGTCGTCAACTTTGACGATCAAACCTGTGGTGGTTGAGATGTCGTCAACGAACACAAAAGCGTTCCGGTTTGCTGCATAAGTGCGGGCGCTGGTTGTGGCGTCAACATAGAAACGGCGTGAACATTCGCCGTCAATTCGTCGTGAGGCCGCTTCGACTGCTCGTTCTAGGAGTGCGTCGTCAACGTTGTCAGTGATGCGTGCAGCTGCTTTCAGTTCTGCCAGAGTGCAG